TACTACAGAACTAGCTGTGGCTCAAGGTATATCACAATACGATGTGGCTCAGTTTGCTGCTGGTGTTGTTGATGATGATTTCTTGAGGATATCAACCACCTCAGTAGAGGGAAGAAGTGCGTCTGAGGTTTTAACAGATATTGCAGCGGTACCTTTGGCTGGTGGCACGATGACTGGAACCTTGTTAATGGCGGATCAGATTATTCAAAGGCCGGAGATTAAAGATTATTCTGAAACTAAAACTGCTCTTGTGGCAGCAGCTACAGTTGATTGTGATGTAGCTGATGGGAATGTCTTTACAATAACTCCAGATCAGAATACTACATTCACATTCAGCAATCCTAGCCCAACTGGTAAAGCGTGTGCTTTTACATTGGTATGGACTCAGGATGCTGCCGATAGAACTATATCATGGCCTGCTACAGTTGATTGGGCAGGGGGTGCACCGCCAGATGTAACAAGTGGGTCAGGAAAAATAGACATCTATATGTTCTTTACTATGGATGCGGGAACAATCTGGTACGGCTTCCAAGCTGGCGCGGACATGGGTTAAAAGGAGAACATTATGCCTATAGGTGCAGATAAAGTAGTAATGATGAGTGCCGGTGCAGGTGGTGCTGGTGAAAACTGGTTTGGTGATGGTACAGATGGAGCATTCAGCAGTTCAGCTGACGAAGTATTAAATCCATTAAATGATAGTGGTTATTGGGATGCTGATATGGTTGTAAAGAATTACACATCCTTTCTATTAAACGCCACTCACAATTATTATTCAGATCATCCCTGTAGGGGGCTATTATGTTACGTTACTGGAGATATGACCGTTTCTGGGTATCTTGCATCGGGTGGTGCAAATTGTTGGGGGCCATTGGTAGACCCAACAGCTACAGGTGGATCAGACAGTGCTGCTGTTAGTTCAAACGGAATAAGGTTTCCCATGTTCACGCCTTCTGGGACTGACACATTAGCTGCTGCAGACTTTGCAGGATGCGGAACAGCTGCTGTTAATGCTGTTGCAAATCATCCAGCTATATCTGGAGATGGTACTATTTTTGGAATGGTCAGGCAGGGTGCAGCTGGTAGTGCAGGGGGTGGTGGAACTCCCGCTCAAGCACCTAGTGGAGCAACTGTTGGTGGAATGGGTCAAAGTGGCGGAGGTGGCGGAGGTGCAGGTAGTGGTACTGGCGGTGCAGGATCTTATGGATCTTGTTTTGGAGGTGGCTCTGCAGGAGGCGGTGGCTCTCCCGGCCCGGGAGGAAACGCTACTGCTTGGGGTGGCGCAGGAGGAAGTGGTTCTGGAAGCGCATCAACTGGCGGTGGTGGAAATCCCGGTGGTGGCCCTGGCCCACAACCTTGTTATGTAGGTGCACACGTAAGATCTGGAGATGAAGGAACTGGTGGCGCTGTAGGCCCGTTATATATTTTTATTGTAGGTGGTAATGTTCTAATAAATTCTGGAGCAGAAATAATAAGTTATGGAGTCAATAATTCAGAAATAAGAACGTATTATCCAGGATGTGGTATTAGTAATGGTTCACCCAAATGTACAGGTGGAGGCGCTGGTGGTGGAGGAGTTATTATACTTCATAAAGGAACCTATACAAATAATGGAAGTGTATCATCTACTGGTGGTAGCGCGGGTCATCCCAGTAACTTAGCCCCCAAAACATTTGGTGGTCAAGGTGGAAATGGTTCATTAATAGTGGCGCAGGTATCTTAATGAAGGCATCAGAAGATTTTTTACTTTGTCTTAAACAAGATCTTAAATCAGTATCAGGAAGAATACATGCTAGTTCTAAATTTATGTCTGGCAAGGAAAGGTTGAGTATATGTAACGGTTGCGGTAGATATAATTCTTTGCTAAAAATATGCAAGGAATGCAAATGTTTTATGCCTATAAAGGTTAATCTGGCAGGTGAGAACTGTCCAATAGGAAAATGGTGAGGATTTAATATGACAACTTATGCAAGAAAAGTAAACGGGGAATTTGTTAATCCATATCCCTATGGGATGTCTCATTTAAAGAAAGACTTCCCTCTCAAATCATTTCCAAGGTTATGTTTGGAGAATGAAGAATTTAGAAATGAATATGATATAGTTCAAGTAGAAAATAGGACGATGCCATATAAGCAGGGATGGATAGCTATGCTTCAGTTTCCCATAGAAGAAGGCGGGAAGTGGGTTCAAACTTGGGATTTAGTTCCCAAGCCTAAAGAAGATTTGCTTGCTGGGGATGTATTCTTCCCGGAAGTTGATGAAGCGTTATTAAAAGATGAGCATGGCACTGTTGTAAAAACTGCTGTAAGCGGTGAGACACTTTGGAGAAATGAAAGGTGGGAGGCAGATTGGGTGCTTGAAGACTTACCTTATGATAAGAAGCGGGAACAGGCTTATGGATTTGTGACGGAACAAATAGAACATATAACAGAAAATGGTTTAGAGTCATGGCAAGCGAAAGTTGCAGAGATAAAGGCTAGATATCCAAAATCTTAATTTATGTTAAAAGAGCAGATTTTAACCTCTCTTTCTTTGTTTCATGGAAGATTAGATAATATAGATAACTCTAAGTTGTATGATTTTTGTATTGAAAATATTGACAGATTTAGTGCGCCAGAGATAAGTTATATATTCAAGGATATTAACCTGAATGGTTTTGCAAAGATGCCTGAGTATTCACAAATTAATTATGTAGTGGAGGGAATAAAGCGAGAGTTTGAAAGTAGTTTTAGTTCTATATTAAGGTTAGCTGATGTATGGATGCACATCAATAGAAGCGGTCAGTCCACTAATATGCACCATCATGTGGATGTAGGTAACATAGAAAACTCTCCTGTTTTTTCAGTGGTCTACTATGTAAAGGCACCCAAAGGCTGCGGTAGGTTGGTGTTTGATTACCCTATTAACCAGTATGAAACTAGAAGAGAATCAATTGATCCAAAGGAGGGGAACTTTGTTTTGTTTCCTGCATATCTAAATCATTTTGTAACATGTAATGCTTCAGAGGATCTAAGAGTTTCAATCTCTTGTAATTTTTATGGGTAATATAAAAGCAGATATATCTGACGATTTTATTGGAGTAATTGATGGGGCGTTTGGAAAACTGTGTGATAAACATATAGATTATTATAATGAATTGGATTCTAATAATCTAATTGAACAGCGTGGTAGACCGAAACATGAGATTGATGATTCAAGTAATAGCTTAATTGCTGGCCCGTGGTATGATAGCTCTTTTAATATGCCCTATATATGTGGGGAATTTACAAGTGTATTTTGGAATCTGTGTTATCCTAAATATGCAAATAAATTTAGTATATTAAAAGGAGTGGGAACACATTCTATCTATGATATAAGAATTCAAAAAACATCACCTGGTCAAGGCTATCATGTTTGGCATTGTGAGAACGGTGATTCTTCAAGAAGAGATAGATTGCTTGTCTTTAGTTTGTTTTTAAATGATGTGGAAGAAGGTGGAGAAACTGAATTCTTATACCAAAAAAGAAGAGTCAAGCCAAAGAAAGATAGATTGTTAATCTTCCCTTCTGGATTCTCTCATACTCATCGTGGAAACCAACCAATATCTGGGGATAAGTATATCATAACAGGTTGGTTAGAATATACTTCTTAATATGGTTAAGAATAAGTGGTGGTACTTTAACAAGGTTATTCCAGAAGAAACCTGCAAAAAGATAGTGTCCATGCCAGACTGGTTTAGCACCGCAGAACTTTCTGATGGCAGTATACATACTGATATTAGAAAATGTTTTGCTCACGGAAGACAGGAGCAGTGGTTATATGATCTATTCTGGCCTTACATGCTAGGGGCTAATGAGCAAGCTGGGTGGAAGTATGATATTGAATCTGCTGAAGATTTTCAGGTATTAAAATATAACAAGGGTGATTTTTATGTTGCCCATGAAGATGGAAGCGGTGACCATTTAAGTGTATATGATATGCCTGACAACAAGTTTATTCATAATAAAGTTAGAAAAATAAGTATGGTCGCTTTTTTAAGTGATGACTATGAGGGTGGTGAGTTAGAAATTTCTGGGGAAACCCCAATGACCAGAGAGGTTGGGAACTTAATATTTTTCCCATCGTCCATATCGCACCAAGTCAAGCCTGTAACAGCCGGAGAAAGGTTTTCTCTGTCTAACTGGTTCTTAGGGCCACCTTTCAAATAGAGGATGATAAATGAGTCTAGTTCCCATAACTAATGTAGGTGAGCATGGCATTGTCAAAGATATAAATCCTTGGCAACTGCCACCTAATGCGTGGACAGAAGGTAATAATATAAGGGCAGAGCATAACGCAATACAGAAGAGTCCAGGCTACTTAGAAGTAATGGCTTCATGCCCTATAGACCCATATTTCATTACTAACCTAGAGGCGGGTGGTGCTAACTACTGGATAGTAGGAGGGCTGGCTAAGATATACGTTCATAATGGAACAATATGGACTGACATTACTAGAGCGTCTGGTGGAGATTATTCTGCGACAGCTAGAGAGAACTGGACAGCTACAGTTTTAGGTGGTATATTGGTAATGAGTAATGGTTATGATGCCCCGCAATTCTGGGCATTAGCTGCTGGCATTCCTGCGGTTGCAACCAAGATGGCAGACCTAACTTACTGGCCAGCCAGCACAGAGTGTAAGTCATTAAGAGCGTTTAAGTCCTTCTTGATCGCCTTGAATGTAACGAAGTCAACAGTTCCCTATACCAGCCTTGTTAAGTGGTCTACAGCAGCAGCAACACAAGCTGTGCCTGTCTCATGGGATGAGACTTCGGCTACAGTAGACGCTGGTGAGTATGCTCTAGAAGATAGTAAAGGTATTATAGTAGACGGTTTGCCCTTGCGTGGTGAATTTATGATCTACAAACAATACTCTACATACAAGATGAGTTATGTGGGTAATCCTTTTATTTTTGCATTCACCCAGCTATCTCCAAATGTTGGCGCTCTTTCAAAGAACTGTATTAGAGAATTTGATGGCGGTCACTTTGTGATGGCATATGGAGATATGTATATTAATAGTGGAGATAAACTCACATCTATTTTACCTCATCAGATGAGAGACTTTATATTTAATGACATTAATGGTGATGAATTTGAGAAATGTTTTGTTACGGCTGACTACAATAAAACAGAGATGTGGGCTTGTTATGTATCGTCAGCTAATGTTACTAATGCCCAATGTGATAAAGCTCTTATTTGGAATTGGAGCAATAATACTTTTGCTCTACGCGAGCTTCCTAATGTTGGTTTCATTGAATTTGGTACAGAGGGGAATCCTCTAGCTCCTGGGTCATGGAACGCGGCAACATCCACATGGGTTACTGACACTTTAAACTGGAACCAGTCTGCTTCTACATCTTACTTTAACTTAGCTGGTAAGAGCTTGAATATGGCTTCTCCAACTAATACTAAGATATATAGAGATAATGCTGGCAATAAGTCTGATACCACTGATATGACCAGCTACGTGCAAAGGACAGGATTAACCATAGATGCTCAAGGTCAACCTAATCAGAACATGGTTAAGAGGGTGACTGCTGTATATCCTATGATGTCTGCATCTACTGATTCCACTCTTAATGTTTATGTGGGGCATCAGATGTCTACAGAAGAAGCTATTACATGGGAAGGCCCAGTGGTTTTCAATCCAGCCACGCAATCTAAAGTATCCTTTAATGTAACAGGAAAGTATATAGGTGTCAAGTTTGAGTCTACAGGAGATCAGACTTGGAGACTTGA